TACTATATAAAAAAAAATATTTATTTACAATATTTATTATTATCAATCTGTCGTAATATAATATCTCCTGTATGTTCTTTATCCCATATAAACCACGCATATATACTCATACCTGTTGAATATGTTCCATCTTCTCTAATACTGTCCGTAAGCATAGGAAATCTTACGAACTGATATAATTTAGATAAAGGATAATCAGTATCCTTATAAATCTTATTATATCTTTCTATACCATTCAAACAATTCAAAGGGTATAATAATATAATCTTTTTACGAGCAATTGTCTTAGCTTTATTAACAAAATCAATAAAGTTTTTATTACCGTAAGGTGTATTAGATATTATATAATCATACTGTATGTTTTCATCAAAATCTAAGAAACTCTTATTAGTTTCTTCATATATATTTTCAGTTATGTTATTGAAACCGTTTTTTATTAACACTTTAGGAATACTACGATGCTGACTACAACAAGGTTCTAAAATAGTTGCATTCTTATCTAAATCTTCGGCATCTAATAGTTGTTGTATCATACTATATGGCGTTATATAACTATCGTTCTTATTTCTTTCGTTAGAAGGCTTAGCAGTTGCTCTAATATATCTATTTGATGACATTTATATAATAATATAATAAAAAAAAATGATTATTACGGGATTAATCAATAATTTCATATATTTCTTATGTAATAATCTAAAATAATCTTGTAAATATGTATATTTAATGAAAAAAATGATTATTACTTGATTATCCATATATATAATCTGTAATAATTTTAAAATTATTACTTAAAATATCATATATATCATATATTTCTTATGTAATAATCTAAAATAATCTTGTAATAATCGCTTTTTTATGATTTTTTATCATTTTTACTATATTTTTCTTGATTATTTACTGTAATAATCTAATCCTTACTGATTATGTTAGTATCCATATCAAAGCCTAATATCTTTTTGAATATAACCTTGTATATTATCTCGGTTGTTGGTATATACTTTATTTTATATTCTTCTTCTATTAGACTTTTAGGAACTCCTTTCAATTCTATATTAGGAAAATCATAATATCGGTTATTAACCTTAGCACAGTGATTATACCAACCGAATAAGAAGTCATATACATTTCCGTTTTCATCTTCTAACCAGAAGTGTATATCTGTAGGTTTTTTTAACCATTCTTTCATAGTTCTATTTGAACCACCATATTCTTCCCAACCATCTAAAGATAATGTCCCACCTACTATCTTGAGATTTAGATGTTTGAATGTTTCGTATTTATTGACATATGCATTTATGAAACACATACTTTCATAATATAGACCTTCACCTGTCTTTTTGTATTTGTATGATGCTATAGTAGCGAACTCGTTGATTTGATTTTTGAAATAAGAAGCCATTTTGTATTAGTTTGTATTGTTATTGTTGTAATAAATATTTTTTTGTTTTCAATCAAATTTTTTTTCCTTTTTCTTAAAAATTATTTTTTCGCCATTTTATACAGTGTTTAACATTCTTATATAATAATTGTATATGAGAATATTAATTTATGTTGAATAAAAGATTTCTTTAGTAGCAGGGTCATAATATAATGCTTTTGAACCAGCAATAGAAGCAGGATTTAATTGACGGACAGGGGCAACATAAAAACTACTTGCTTGTTGAGTTGGTAATGGATTTGAAGCACCACCATAAGTAAGACCTGATAAGACAACACAATTAGCGTGAATACTTGTAGCACCGACACCAAGTCCCGCACCTATACCGATTGATGAAGCCCCTTGATTGATTGCTCCTGTTTCTTGCCCTATCGCTATAGCAAGATTACCTTGACCTGTAGTTCCCGCATCACTTCCTATAGCAATTGCACCTATACCTTGGCTTATTTCACCTGCTCCATCACCAATAGCAACAGCATCGCCCCCTTGATTACTTTTACCTGCGTCTGCTCCTATAGCAACACAAAAATTATTTTGATTAAATTGACCTGCGTCTTGACCTAATGCTACAGTATCTATAACACCACTTTTAGATGTTCCGTGTCCGTTTAAAATTAAATTACGAGTAGCACCGAGAGATACTCTATTACCACCTGCTAATAATTCGCTATTTGACATTTTGTATATATTATATAACATATAAAAAAATTTATTGATTTACAGTATCAAATGTAATTTCACCTGTAGAAGGATTATAACATAACATTCTTAACCCTGAACGAGCCTGAGACCTTGCTATTTGTGATGATACAAACATACCATTTTGACCTACTATAACACCATTACCGCCACCAAAAACTAATTGATGATTACCATTAGTTATAGCACTTCCTCCTATAGCAATTGAACTTGTTGCTCTCGCTTCTGCTTGATTACCTATAGCAATACCATTAACTACACTAACATCTATTTTTGATGCTTTACCTATACAAATACCTTCACCATTATTAATAGCATCACGACCTATACAGATACTTCCTTCTATACCTTGAGTAATACTCGCATTCGCACCTATAGCGATACTTGCAGTATTAGAACATTTCGCATTCATACCAATAGCAACAGAATTAACACCTTGACCTGTTTGACAACAATTAGCACCAATCGCAATAGAACCTGCTAATTGACCTGATGAACCAGCAAAAGCACCTATAGCAACAGCACTAATATCTTGATTAAACGCTCCAGCACTATTACCTAATGCTAAACTATTTGATGTTGTTGATTTTGAACTTCCAAAACCGTTTATGACTAAATTACCATCTTTAAGAAGACTACGATTACTACCTCCTAACAATTCGCTATTTGACATTTTTGTATTCTATATATTAATTGGATATTTTTATTTTTCTCAAATACATTTTTAGATTTTCTTGCGGACTTTTTGTCAAAGAAAGCTTTGATGTTTTTTACTCTTAAAATGTTTAGATTTACCATCATTACTAATTACAGACCCACATTCACATTTAAATTTTTGTTCTCTATATTTTTTATGGTATTCTTTTAATTTTTCCTTATTTTCTTCAGCATAGACTTTACGATATTCTGCTTGTTGTTCTTTATGTTCTTCACGATATAATTTACACTTTTCCGCTATTTCTTCCTTATGTTCTTCATAATATTTATGTTTAGTAGTTTTAATTTGTTCTTTATGTTCTTCACGGTATAATTTATTATTTTCTTTAATTTGTTCTTTATTCTCGTCATAATATTTTTTTTGATATTCTGTAATTTGTTCTATATTATCTTGCGTATATTCTTGTTGTGTTCTACCAGCAATTCTCATATTTACACAGACATCTTTAAATTGTCTTATCAATTCTCCTTCTCGCTTGGTTAATTCTTCTTTATTATTACAAGAGAAGTTTTCTATTAATTCTATTTTAGCATCATCATACTTTATTATCTCAAAAGAAGAATTATAACCATATCTATTATCATTATAAAGTTTGATATTTGATTTATGGTCTGCTAATCTTCTACATAATAATTTTGTTGTTGAACCTATATATATGAGTTCTGTTTGTGAAGACCATATTTTATATATTTTACCATTATCATATTTAACCATTTTTTAATGTTTATTAATGTTTATTAGTTAAATAATCTTTATATAACTATTTTTTAACTTTTATCTTTTTTAAGTAAGCATTAAGATTTTTGTTAATGTCCGTATATTTCCCCCAAAGAATAGCAATACTTAAATTATTTGAGCTGAAAGGATTTTCTCTCCACTTTCCTCGTATATTGGTAGCCCTCTTTAAGTAATTCTCCTTTCTTTCAGGGTCTTTATGTATCGTATAATCTTCGTAAGCAGGATTTCCAAATGAGACTTTCTTTATCTTATCACCTTCTTTATAATACATATCCCATTTCTTATTTTTCAAAGTAGAAGGATACAAAGTGTATAAGTCTTTACCTTTTCCAACCAGTTCTTTTGTCTGTAAATGTTCCTCTTCTAATTTTGTCTTCTTTTTGACTAACTTTTTCAATTCATCTTTAGAGAATGTCTTTAATCGTTCTTCTGCATAACATAAAGGATACTCATTATATCTTTCAGCATTATTATCACCGCATTTTACTATATCTCCTCTCAAGTAGTCATTCACAGACAACCAATTCTCCTTAAACCACTTGTTTATACCTGATGATGTAGGTTCTTCTTTACTTTCATACTCTCCTCCACGATTTTTATATTCTTTCACTAATAAGGCAGAACGATAAAGAGAATGACGGGGATACTTGTCATATATCTCTTGTTTAACTTCTTCATATAATTTAGGATTAGATGGAATTGGTTTTTGACCTCCTTGTTGTCTCTTTTCACTTAATATTATCGCTACTCGTTGCTTACTTGCTTGTTTTTTTGTTAAGGGTCTTTTAGAATAACATTCAGTAGGTTTATCTGTCTTACAAACACGCCAGCCAAATTTATAAGGTAATAATGAATAAGGCATTTAATATATTAATATATATTATAAATGGCGAATAGAGAAATTGTTGATTATGATGGAACAGGATATATTTATCCCAAGTATATTCCTCCTTGGTCTCAAACATTAGCATTCGGTTCTTTCTGTAGCACTCAAACCCAGACTGTTTTAGGTGTAAGCACTCCTACACCAATTACTTATAATACTACTGAAATAGCACAATACACCAGCTTTAGCGGTTCTAAAATATTCGTCCAAAGAACAGGTGTTTATCGTTTTACTTACAGTATCCAACTTGATAAATCAGGGGGCGGTAATTCTCCGTGTGAAATCTTTATTGCCGTTAATGGAACACCTGTCCCACGGTCAGGAAGTCAAATTGTCGTAGAAGGTCAAACAGGAGAAACATTCCCTATGTGTGAATTTATTATATCCTTAACAGCAGGTCAATATATAGAAGTCTTATTTAATTCCAGTGATGCGACTATGTCAGCAACTCATTTTCCAGCAGTAGTAGGTCAATATCCAGAAATACCTTCAATTATCAGTAATATACAACAAATAAGTTAAAAAAGTTTATTATATATATTTAAAAATAAAGCGATAAAAGAGAATAAAAGGGAATAAAATGGTTAATTATAAAAATGGTAAAATATATCGTCTATATATTGAATATTATGATGACGAAAAACAGATACAAGAATTAAATTATATAGGTTCTACTACTTTATCTTTATCAAAACGATATGGTAAGCATAAAGAAAATTATAATAGATGGATAAAAGAAGGAAAACCAGAAAATAAAAAAAAAACTACTTCTGTGTATTTATTTGAAAAAGGAGAACCTAAAATAGAACTATTAAGTCCTTATTCTTGTAATAATAAAGAAGAATTATATACAAAAGAAGGAGAATATATACGAAAATATGATTGCGTAAATAGAAATATAATAGGTAGAACTCAAAAAGAATATAATATAGATAATTATGAAAAAATAGCAGAAAGTAGGAAAACCCTATATATTTTAAATAAAGAACAAATATTAAATGATAGGAAAAAATATTATGAGGAACATAAAATAGAAATAGCAGAAAAATCTAAAGTATATCGTGATAAAAATAAAGAACATATAAAAGAACACGATAAAATATATCGTAATAAAAATAAAGAACAATTATTAGAAAAATCTATGGTCTATTATGAAAATAATAAAACTAAAATTGCTGAAATTAGAAAAAGTAAAATTACTTGTAAATGCGGAAGTATATTAAGAAAATATGACTTATCTCGACATTTAAATTCTATGATACATAACAATTATCTTAAGGATAATTTATTACATTTAACAGATATACAACAAATCGCTTAATCTTATTATAATAATTATTATAAGAAGGTTATTAACTCTTATAGCGAATAATAACAATACCAGAACCTCCATTAGCACCATTAACACCTAAAGAAGCTGAACCACCCCCTCCTCCTCCTGTATTAGCAGTTCCCGCAGTTGCCGAAAATGCTGATGCCTGAGCTTCTCCTATACCACCGCCATATAAAGCAGATGTAGGATTAACGACAACAGTAGAAGATGTAGAACCGAGACCACCTCCACCTACAAGTCTTTTTGTTCCGTCCCAATATGTAGAATGACCTAAAGATGTTCCTACGGAATATTGTGATAATGATGCGGGTTGTCCTCCTGATGATGAACTACCACCACCACCGCAACCTGCTCTATTAGCATTTGTAGTTCCTGTTCCACCTTTATAACCTCCTGAACGGACTGTCTCACTACTATATAAATCACCAACAGCACTATTGAATACGGCTGTAGGGGCTGTAGTAGATGACCCTGCTCCTTGCTGACCTCCACCTGAAGATGATGTAGGGGTAATAGTTGTTAAAGTTGAACCTGTGTGAGTAGTAAAAACATAAGAAGATGCGACACCATTAGCAGGGGCATTAACGCCACCAGCACCTCCTCCGCCTCCAGTAGCGGTAATACCTAATGCTACATTTGTAAGCATTAAATTAGCGGGTATTGAAACAGTTGTAGTTCCACCTGTAGAACCTGTATTGCTTGGGGTAGCACCATTACCACCATTACCGATAGATACAGTAAATAAATCAGGTAAAGTAGCAGTAGAGTTTAATGGAAAACCTGATATTTGAATAACACAACCAGCACCACCTCCTCCTGCGAAAGCACCAGAACCGTTAGAAGCCCCTCCGCCTCCACCACCTCCTACGATAAGCATATCTATTTCGGGAACAACATTAGTTCCGTAAGATGTTATAGTAAATGACCCTGTTGTCAAGAATGTATGTGATGTATAACGAGTATAACCTTCGTAATAAGTATTAACAACACCTCCCGTAGCAGACATATTAGTAAATGGTGAAATCCACTGTAGAGCACCTGAAGAAGTATTACTACAACTTAAAATTTGTCCGATAGTTCCTGTAGTTAATGAATTGTCCTGTATCGCCATAGGTTTAACATAACTACCAGTAATGTCTAATGTATTTGTTAATGTCCCATTTCTTCTTAACAAAAATCTCATAGTAGCGTCCATAGAAGCAAAAACGGGGTCGTCTATTACTGTAGTTATAATACCGTAGAGTTGCTCTGTAGTTGTTGTAGTATTGCCTTTAAAACTGATATTTGCTATTTCATCATTAGTAGCAGGAATAGTTTTATTTGTATAGAGTTCTAATGTTGCTCCTCCTCCTGAATTTTCATTAGTTCTAATCTTTTGAGCGGGATTACCGTTTCCAGAGAACCCTGTTTGTTCTATTAGAACAGTTCCATTACCGTCTAATTCTAATCTTAAATCGGCATTAGTATCACTTCGTAATGCGTCGCCCGAACTTACTATAATATCACTGCCTCCTGTTGAATTACCATAAGTTAGTGTTTGTTGTAATGTTTGACTACCTCCACCTCCCCCTGATGATAATGAAAGATTATGAAATGCAGTAGCGAGTGTATTACTTGCTTGACTATATAAACCTAATGTTTTTGAAGCCATTTAATTAATCTATATTATAT